CGGGGTGGACTGAAGTTCAGGCTGGGGTTCCGGCTGAGTGCCGGCTTCCGGCAGTTCGGACGGCTCCTGTACCGGGGCGGGCAATTCAACCGCCGAAGCCGCCACAACAGCGGCGCGGGCTTTTTCGGCAGCGGCTTCCCGTTCGGCCTGCCGGGCGCGGCGCTCTTCTTCCCGCCGACGCTGTTCCTCCAGCGCCTTGTGCCGGTCACCCACAGTCTTGATGGCGTTGGGCAAATCCAAATTGCTGCGGTACTCCACCATGATCTCGGCGGCGTTGTCCATGCCCTCGATTGCGGCCACGTCGGCCACAATGCCGTCTACGAATGCCTTTGCCTGCTTTTTCAAAGAGGTCAGGCTGTCGCTCATGTTGACTTTCGGGCGGTAGGTCAGATCATCCAGCCAATCAATGTCGGAGGCTTCCACCAACTCGCCGTAGTAGTCCATGAGCGCTTCCGTCTTCTGAGCCACAATGCCAGAGGTCACATCCGTGATTTTCTGCTTCAGTTCGGCATCTGCCTGCTGGAACGGTGCCGTCACGCACTCCCGATAGACCTGCTCAAAGGCATTGTAGGGTTCAAGGATTTTGCTCTTGATGGCCGTGCGCTGGGCTTCGTACTCCTTGAATTCCTTGGTAAGCTGGGCGCGGGCATCTTTGACGCTCTTATAGGTTTCTTCGGTGCAGATCAGCGAGGTGGCTTCGGCGGTGCGCCGCTCAATGTCGGCCTTTACGCTGTGAAGCCGCTCGACAATGATAGGCAACTGCTGAAGTTCAATGACCTGCAATGCGGTATCCTGTGCCATATCGCACTCTCCTTTCAATTTTTGAATACTTCATAATGGCCGGTGGTCTTGTTCATCAGAACCCAGCCGCCGGCATCCGGGCTGTCCTGAATGAAAAGGTACTGCCGGGAATCCCAGCCCTGTGCAGAAAGGGCTTCTTTCTGCTTGCGGGTCAGCCTTTTGGGCCGGGCATTCATGTGTCTGCCACTCATACGATGCTCACCTCCTCATTCCAGCGCTTCAGCAACGAGGGCTGCATGGTGATGATCTTGTAGCCGGTGGCTTCCAGCTCAGTGCTGCGGTCGTAGCTCTGCACGTCCTGCGCGTGCCGTGTGACAGCGTTTGCCAGACCATAGAGGGAAAGGTCACCGCCCGCGATAAGATGTCCCAGAATGCCCTCGCTCTCGTTCTGGCGGATGTTGAACTCCTTGGCCGCAAGCTCAACCACCTTGGGAGCCGCCGGGAGAATGGGTGCTTCCTTGGCATCCCGGAGTTTCTGCACCAGCGCATTGAACCGGGCTTCATCGACCGCCGCCCGGACGGTGTCCTCAATCTTCATCAGGAATGCCCGGTCGTCGGCTTCGATAGTCTCATCCCGGAAAATCCCGAAATCGCCATCCACGCTTTCATTGATGCGGCCAACATGGCGCTTGCCAACACCCACATCCGCCACCATGCCATTGGTACAGACAAGACGGTAAATCAGAGGCTTCACGGAAACGCTGCCCATGCCGACCTCAGAATTGGAAATCAGGATGCCGGCCTGAACGATGTCCCCCGGCACTACTTCGGTCTGGATGCGCTCATTGACAACCTTGATGTACATGCGGGTATCGGTCAGTTCACAGCTTTCAATGCGGGCTCCCTGCATTTCAGAGATAATCGGCAGGACCGTCTGTGCAACCTCGTAGTTGTCGATACGGCGGTAGCGGTCGGAGAGGATGGCGCGGGCGGTACCATCAAGGGTGCGAACCATGCGGCGGGTGTCCGGGGACTGCTGGAACCAGCCATTGACGTTTGCCATCAGCAAGCCGGGGTTCTCTGCCCGCATCCGCTCGTAGTAGGGAGCCGGGATCTTCAGCTGCAATCCCAGCTGGCGGTGGGCATTCTCGTTCAGCTGGAACGGGGTGTTGCCGATCACGAGGTCAAAGTTCTCGTTGACGGCGGTCATCTGCATAGCGCCCGCCGTGGCAACGTAGTCCTTTTTGACCTTGGCCTGCCGGTCAAGCTCAATCGCCAGCTCCTGCAAACTTCTTCCGTATTTCATTGAAATCTCCTTTTCTTTCAGAAAAACAACCGGGACAAGCCCGAAATCACATAAACTTGCGGATCAGGTCACCTACCGCGGTATCACGGAGAACACGGCCGAGCCATGCTCCAAAAACATCGAACACGCCCTTGCTATCCAACCAGATCAGCAGCGCCGCCCCAAAAGCGGTCAGCCAGAACTGGAACAACGGGACACGAGCCGCCGCCTGATTGGGGGTGAGGTGGTACATGAACATCAGCAATTCCTGCATCTTTACTCCTCCCCGCCGCAATAGATCTTCTCGGCCTGTTCAACGCTGGTGTCATCGAATGCCCAGTGCAGTTCATGCAGCACCTTTTCGATGGTCTTTTCGTCAAGCCCGGCTCTCTGCATAGCCAGCAGGCAGTAGCCGGTGCAGGCCGCGTTGCTCCATGCACCATTCAGCGCAAGTGCTTCAAACAAAGAAATCTGTTCCTCATGGGTCATGTGCGGGTCTCCTTTCTCAGGTGTTCAGCTTTCCATGCGTCCAGCCGTTCACGCCCGCCGGGCTGGCTGACGATGGAAAAGTAAAATTCCAAACATCCCTTTGCCAGTTGGTACTGGGCTTCCGGCGTGATGCTGGAAACATCAACTTTTATGTCGGACATCTTGGATTTCTTTCTCTTGTATAGTCCACTTGATTTCCGACGGGAAATCAGTTAAACTAAAAAACGATGATGCAGCCTTTCTCAGACGTTCCTCCGGGAACGTGGACAGATAACCTTGGTCGGTATGGCGCATCGCTTCCGGCATCGCCCTGTTCCAGCAGGACGGTGCCTTTTTGGTTGCCCCCTCTCCCCTGTCATGCTATACTTGTGCAAAATCAGAAAGGAGAAGCGTATGAATAGAAAATCGGACTGTGAAGCAATAATTTTAAGTCCCGATGAGAAGCGCTTGCTTCGTAAGATCAGCCATCACCCTCATACAAAATGTGACCGGTCTGAGGTAGCTGGACTTTCTTCGATGGGCTTAATCAAAGCAGATCGCGACGAATCAGTTGATATTACTTACCAGCCCATGCACATGCTGGACACCTACTGTGTCACGGACTTCTACCGCATTTATGAAGAATATCTACGGCAGTCAAGAAAATCAGAACTCTTTAAGAGCCTGTGGCTCCCAATCATCGTGAGCCTTGTCACCACCCTAACAGTAAACGCACTGCAATGGTTGTGGCCGCTGCTATCACGATGGTTTTCCAATTCTCTTGTATGAAGTCCACCATCTGAGCCATTGGCCCATCCGCTCCCTTTCCGCTGCGGCGGTTCGGGAGTTTTTTATTTGCGGTCAATTTAGTTCACCTCCACGATGTAACTTATCAAGTTACTCATTCGCCGAAAAAAACAGCCTTGGGATCGTCAATGCTCAAAAGCTCAACGATCTTTGCGGCTTCGTCCGTGCCGAACACACGCTTCTTCAGCTTGCGGGTCAACGTCTGCTCAGAGATTCCGAGCGATTTTGCCAGCTCTTTCTGCGTATATCCGGCCTTTACCATGTAGGATTTCAACAGGTTCACATTTACCGTAGTCGCCACCTCCTTTCGCTCCGCAAGTAACTTGCTGGGTCACGAGCATAATACCATCTTTGTGGTAACTTGTCAAGTCATTTTTGATAATTCAATTAAAAATATTGTAAACCGAAAGTTTATCTGTTATAATATAGTTCAAATAGGAGGTAACCGCCATGACCGTAGGTGATCGCATCCGTCAGGTTCGCATAGAGAAAGACATCACCCAACAGGAGCTTGCAGACTGTGCGGGTGTTTCCAAACAGGCCGTTTACAAATATGAAAACAATATCGTTACGAACATCCCGATGGACAAGCTCAGTCTTATCGCTTCCAAACTCGGCGTAACTCCTTGTTTTCTGATGGGATGGGAAGACAACAATTCTGTCCCGGAAGTCCCGGACACAATAAAAGCCGCCCTCCAGCAGGAGGACGGCAAAGTGGCTGAGATTATGGAGCTGTTTGTGAATCTTCCGGCCGACAAGCAGCAGGAGGCTTTGAGCTACCTGCGCTACCTGTCAGCGAGCGCAGATAAGTGAGCAGTGTTTCTCGGTCAGCATCCGACAGGGCTTTCACCTGCTCAACGATTTTGGAATAATCTTCCGATTTCATGCGCTGGCATCCCCTTTCCTGTAAGATTGCTCCCGGAAGCAGCTCAAATATAACAGCTTCTTCCCTGCTTTGTCAGCGTTTCGGTAGATTTTTCCGTTTTTCAGCAAAATAAAAACGCCCACGGTGTTACCAGCACCGCAGGCGTTCCAGATCAGCTTACTCAGAGATGGTGCAGGATAAAACCTGCCCAGAGCAATAACAGACCTCGCAGATGTTATTGTACCACCTCCGGGCAGGCTTGTCAAAGTGTACCCGGAGGTATTTTTATGGGCAAAAAACAAAAGACAAACGGCGGCGATGCGGTCATCTACGCCCGCTATTCTTCCCACAATCAAAGGGATGTTTCCATCGAACAGCAGGTTGAAGCCTGCCGAAAGCACGCCGCAGAGCTGGGGCTGACCGTCACTGCCACCTATGAAGACCGCGCGATCAGCGGCAAAACGGATAAGCGCCCCTCTTTCCAGCGTATGATGCGGGATGCCGAGCAGCACAAGTTCGCCTATGTGCTGGCATGGAAAAGTAACCGAATAGGCCGAAACATGATGCAGGCACTGGTAAATGAGAGCCGCTTGGTGGATTGCGGAGTCAAGGTCTTTTATGCCGAAGAAGATTTTGACGATAACGCTGCCGGGCGCTTTGCTTTGAGATCGATGATGAACGTCAATCAGTTCTATATCGAAAACATGGCCGAGGATGTGAAGCGCGGCCTATACGATAATGCCAAAAAGGGACTTGTCAATGGCAGTCTTCCGCTTGGCTATAAGCGTGGTGCCGACGGCAAGCCCGAAATTGACGAACCGAAAGCGGCCATTGTCCGGGAGATTTATACACGAGTCGCCGCCGGGGAGCTTTTTGCCAGCATAGCCGATGACCTCAATGCTCGTGGAATCAAAACCGCCAGAGGGCGTGAATGGAACAAAGGCAGCTTCCATGTCCTCTGCCACAACGATAGATACCGCGGCATTTACATGTACGGCGACATCCGCATCCCCGGTGGAATGCCGCGCATCATCAGTGATGAGCTTTTCTACGATGCACAGGAGGCCTACGGCATGAAAAAGGATAACCGCTATGGACGCGCCCGCCACGGGGCAGAAAACTATCTTCTGACCGGCAAGCTGTACTGTGGGCATTGTGGGGGCTATATGGTCGGGATCTCTGGCACCAGCAAGACCGGCGAAATGCATTATTACTACGCCTGTCAAAAGCATCGGCTGGAACACACCTGTGAAAAGAAAGCCATCCGCCGGGATGTGATTGAAAATGCTGTGGCGCGGGCCATTATGATGTACTGCTTGGATGATGAGACCATAGACTTCATCGTGGACAGCACCATTGCCTACTTCAAACAAAAAGACCACGAGCTTCACATTGAAGCCATGGAAAACGAACTTGCGGCTGTTCAGCAGGCCATATCCAACCTGATGAAAGCAATCGAAGCTGGTATTATCACCCCGACCACCAGAACCCGGCTCCTTGACCTTGAGGAGCAGCAAGCAAAACTCTCAGCCAAAATCAACACGGCCAAAGCAGAGCGGGTCGAAATCGACCGGGATGACCTCATCGCCGGGCTTCAGCTTTTCCGTACCGGGGATATAAAAAATAAAAAGTTCCTGGCAAAGCTGTTCAACACGTTCCTGATCGCGGTGTATCTTTACGATGACAACCGGCTCAAAATCGTATTCAGCTTTACCGGGAACCATAACAGCGTGGAAATCCCGCTGGAGCTGGACAATGATTGTCCAGACAGCGAGATTGTCTCAGACGAAACCGAAGTTCGTATGAGCCACTTAGAGTGCCGAAAAAATTTAGGGTCGCCGCCCTCATCGGGGGAAGCCGAAAAGGGCGATGATTGTTCAGACGGGAGATTTGTTCGTACAGCCCCACTTCCGCCGCATAAAAAGACCCCCCAAGCTTACGCTTGAGGGGCTTTTTATTTTGCTTATTTTACACCTTGCCGCCGTGCAGCTCTGCATACATCTTGGAACGGCACTCGG